TCGATGAAACCATGAAGAAGGCGGCGGATTCGAAGGCGCTTGGCAGCATGGATCGCGAGATGGCATCGAAACTCAAGTCGCTGACGATGTTGTGGAACAATATGAAGAACGCCGTCACAAACGTGATGGTTGCGATTGGCGAGGGGATTGCGCCAGAGATAAAAAGATTTGGTGATTACCTTCGCGAGATAGTGCCAACTGTTCGCGCATTCGTACGCGAACATCCAGGGCTTGTGAAGATTGCCATAGCTATTGCCGGGATATTGGCTGCCGTTGCATTGGCCGCTCCAATAATATGGGCGCTCAGTATTGGATTTGCGTTTATGGGCGCCGCTGTGGGGCTGCTCATTTCTCCGTTAGGATTAATTGCGGGCGCCATAGCAATAGTCGCATTGCGATGGGATGAAATGGAGCAGGCCGGCCATCCAGTAGTGACGATCATTAATTCGATTATGCGCAGGGTCGGACACATCATAGATAAGTTCAACGAATTTGATACCACCAGTGACAGATCAAGCAAATCAATTAAAATTCTAGCTAAAGCATTTGATTGGCTTTCGGAGTTTCTGGCGCTTCCCCTGAAAATGCTTGATTTGTTACTGGCAGGTCTTGAGAAATTGATGGGGTATCAGGATAAAATCCAGCCTATCGGCATGCTGACCGACACCGAAACATCTGTGAGCAAACTCCTGCCTCCTAACATTAAAGCGGCGTCGAGCCTGGACAATGTTATGCCACGACAAAATAACCAACCACAAACTGTCGGCGGCACGATCACTGTCAAGGCTGAGCCTGGAACCAAGGCAAAAGTTCAGCAGCCAAATCTACCAACTGGCAGAAATCTGCTGATGGTGCAATGACATGACCGACGTCTATACCCAGCGATTAGCCCAAGCCTCATGGCGCGGAGTGGTGTTCTCGGTACGCTCCGAGGATCTGCCTACTGGTGGCCGCAAGACCGCGCTGCATGACTTCCCGAACAGCAATGAGCGATTCATTGAAGACTTGGGCGAGATACCTCAACGCTTTACGATGACTGCGTTCGTACATGGCCTTGATTGGCTTGAGCGTGCGCAGGCGCTAGAGAATGCCTTGCGAACTGCTGGCCCCGGTCGATTGGTCATGCCGACGTTTGGCGCATTCACCGTTTGGGCATTGCCGTACAGCAAGAGCGCATCGCAGACCACTGTAGGTGAGATCGAGTTCAGTCTTGAGTTCGCCACCAGTCGAGCAGTCGCAGGGATCATTGAGTCAGCACCAGCGCCTGAGATGGTGTTCGCTGCTGGCGATACCGCGCGCAGTTCAATCGGTGGCGCATTCAGCAAGTTCTTCAAGGCGCCATTGAGCTCTATCGGGGTCACCGCTTCAATCAGCGATATAACATCTGCAGCTAACAGTGCATTCTCATCGGTCGCAAGCATCATTGCCGCCGATAGCCTCGGTGAGCTGACCAGCGCTGTTCGCGGGTTGCTTGGCAATGCTGGCGGCCTTCTTGGCGATCCGATCAACCTGGCCCTTGAGTTCTTCGGCATAGATGATGATGCGCCTGGTATCTGGCAGATAATCAGCGAAGGGTTGGATGCGGTGGAGTCCGTGAGCGCACTACTTAGCTTTGCTACGGGGTTCGGTAACAACCTGGCGCTGATCCAGTCAGACCTTGATAGCGGGGCCACTGTTTCGCCGGTAGCTGATACTCCGACCACTCCCAATATTTCGCTCTGGCCGGCGACCACTGATGACCGTATAGAGCGCAATCAGGCACGTAGTGTATTGGTCGATTCCAATCGTATGGGCGCCCTTGTGTGCGCTTATGAGCAGGCCGCGAATGCTGAGTATCAGACCATCGATCAGGTTCAGACCGTGCGCACCAGCCTTGAAGACGCCTATGCCGGAATGATGCAGGTTGATGCTCAAGTGGTTAGTTCGGTCCCGGCACAGAAAGAAGTTCGCGCCGCCATGTCTGATCTGCGGATCCGTGCATTGGCCGTGCTGGATCAGAAGGCCCAGTCGGCATGGCTCACATCGAATATTGTGCGAACTGGCGCCTTGTCCGCGCCATCGCTGACCTATCTGCTTTACGCCGAGTCGCTAACCAATGATCTTGATTCGCGCACACTGCAAGTTCGCCAACTCAACCAAGGCGTATCGGCTATCGCAATGTCCGGCGAACTAACCGTGCTGAGAGGTCGCAATGCTTGAGATCAGGCACAACGGAATCGCGTATACGCTATGGGAGTCGGCCACCTTTAACCGTTCGCTGGATACCAATTGCGGGCAGTTCTCTATCACCAGCAGCAACCCATTCAACCAGTCCTATCCGCTTCGCATTGGTGACCGAGTACAGATCGTCATCAACGGGATATCAGTTATCAATGGCTTCATCGACAAGATAACGGCAAGTGGCGATCTAGATGGGCATCGCCTGAACATCGCTGGTCGCGACAAGGTTTCCGACCTGATTGACAGTTCCGTGCCTGATTCCGTGAAGTCCATGAAAGGCCCGATAACCCTCAAGGCCATGGCTGAGCGAATCATCGCGGCACTTGGCGCAGGTATCAAAGTAATCGACGACACTGGCGGCATAGAGAGCTTTGGCGCTGATGAATTGCAAGCTGCTGAAAGCGGCCAGAAGTGCATGGACTTCCTCGTTTCATTCGCCCGCAAGCGCCAGGTTTACTTAATCACTAACGGCAATGGAGACTTGGTGATCTTCAAGCCTCGCGGCCAGAAGGTTAGAACGCAGCTTCTGCACCGTCAGAATGGCGCATCCAACAATGTGAAGACCGCCAGCCTCGATCTGGATGTAAGCGCTCGCTATGCAAAGTATGTCGTCAGGTCGCAAAAGAATGTCGCTGCTGATCCTTTTGGTGGCGTCGATAAGCACTCAACGTCGGTGACCGGTACTGCGCTAGATCCTGAAATCAGATCGTCTCGTTATCTTGAGATTCAAGGCGAGCAGGCTATGAGTGCATCCGAAGGCACCAAGCGCGCCAACGAGGAATCGAATCTACGTCGCGCCAAGGGACTGCAATATACCGCCACTTTGCATGGCGATTCGCAGGACGATGGCTCGCCTTGGGATATCGGATTCCTTGCTGACGTCTTTGACGACTACAATGGCGCTCGCGGTGAACTATTGATGTTCGCCATCTCGACTCAGGTCGATCTGTCTACAGGCTCAGAAACTACGATTGGTTGCAGTCCTGCTGATGCATACCGGGCAATCGCCAAGCCAAGTCGTAAGAGCAAGCGCAAGAGCAAAGAAGATCCATTCGCGGGGTTCCTGTAATGGCGGCAAATCTTAAGTATGGGTTTCTTGAGTCGAGCGATGATTCTGGTGCACTGCGTAGTGGCACAGCTTCATGGCTTGGAAGAGAAGGGCAGCCAATCCAGTTAGCCAGCCTTTACGGGCTCGTGCACAATCCTCCTGCTGGCTGCCAGGTTCTATTACTGCCTCAGAATGGGCAAGAATCGAATTCAATTGGCCTTCCAGACCTTCCGACTGCCAGGCCGCTAAAGGATCTTCTGGCTGGCGAAGTGGCTGTAGTCAACTACCTGACCGGCGCTTACGTGCTGTTCAAAGAGAATGGCGACATTGAAGTTGTGACGCCAAGCAACTTAGTCGCAACTGTCGCTGGCAATATCACGATGACCGCGCCACAAATAAACCTAAATGGCGTTATCATAGACGCCAGCGGCAATATCACGACTCCAGGCATAGTAACTGCCGACGACTTCATTGAGACCTAATTGATGCAGGACGTATTGATCCAGGCAAATAGTGACGGGCTCTATGATCTGGTCGTAGACGGGAACCTGTTCGCATCTGCTGGCGGATTCGAGACGGCTATTCCTGTTTCATTGTTCACTGATGCCCGTGCGCCAGCCGCTCTAGTAGCTGAGCCTCAGAATCGTCGTGGCTGGATTGGCAACCTGATGACCGCGCAGACTATGCGGCAACTTGGCTCGATATTGTGGGTGCTTGATCAGGCGCGCATTACTCAAGAAACCATGAACATCGCTCGCCTCGCCGCACAAGATGCATTTAGCTGGATGACCGAGGACGGCATAGCGCTGGCTGTTCTGGTCGATGTTGTCCGCGCACCAAAAGGCGGCTTCACTATTGCTATTCAGATCACGGACACATCCAATGTCGTGAGCCGCTATCAGACCCTATGGAGAGCGACGGATGTCTCTGTCATACCCAACACTTGAGCAACTAATCGAGATTGCTCGTGCTGAATTTCGCCGGCAACTACCAGACGTAGACCCGACTGTATTCGGTTCGTGGTCTCGTGGCTTCATTGATGGTTGCGGGGCGATGGCGCATGCGCTCGGATTCGTTGTGCGCGATCTTGAGCAAGAGATGTTTCCTCAGTCGGCGACCGGCGAATTCCTTGAGCGCTGGGGTGGATATGAAGATCTGCCGCGCAACCCGGCAACTGGCGCGATCGGCTTTGTTAGCCTGAATGGCACCGTCGCTACCGTGATCAATGCTGGCGAACAGTTCACCGGTTCTAACGAGGTCGTCTATACCGTCCTGTCTCCGGCTGCCGTTGAGACTGTGGCGCTGCTGGTGACGTCACTGACTCGCTCTGGCACTACCGCAACAGCGACCACGCCGACGCCTCACAGGCTCGCTACCGGCATGCAGGCGACTATCTCTGGCGCCGTTGAGACTGCCTACAACGGACTTGTGACTGTTACCGTCCTCGGCGCGAACACTTTCACGTACCAAGTGGCCGGATCGCCAGCCACGCCAGCCACCGGGACCATCAGCGAGACCAGCAACTTTGCATCGTTGAATGTTGAGGCTGTCACTACCGGGCCGAATACCAATCTGCTGGCTGGCGCGACATTGAATGTCAATCTGCCTAACTTAGCATCGCTGGCTTACGTGCAATTCAGCGCACTCGGTGGTGGCGCCGATCTTGAGAGCGATGACGATTATCGCGACCGCATCATTGAGAGCCGGTCTAACATCAGCGGCGTGTTCACTGAGGATCAGATCAAGATCGCTGCGCGTACTGTATCGGGTAACACTCGGGTATTCGTCAAGCGCCCGATCACCGCATTGGGTAGTGGCACACCAGGCACTCCGGCATACAGCCCTGCTGCCGGTCAGGTTGCAGTCATCATCTTGCGCGACAATGATGCCAACATCATCCCAACGCAATCCATCCTCGACCAGACCAAGGCCGTGATCATTGCGGAAGGTAGACTGCCAGCGCACACCAGAGAGGCAGATGTATTCGTGCTGGCTCCAGTTGCGCAAATCGTGGACTTCACCTTCTCGGCAATCAATCCGAACACCGAGACGATGAAAACGTCTATCCGCAATCAACTGACCGCATTCTTTCAAGATAGCGTGACGTTCGAGGAAGACATTACGGCGCCAAGTTATCAGGGTGCCATTCAGAACACTCGCGATACCGTGACTGGTGATCGACTTGTATCGTTCACGCTATCCACGCCTACCGCTGATATCGTCGTAGCTGATGGGAACATCCCGATCCTTGGCGCGGTCACGTTCGCATGATCAAATTCACGGCGCCGACACTTGAACAGTCGACCAGTCAGCTTGCATCTAACTTGCCAGATGGTCGCGTGTGGCAGGCTAAGAATCTGCCTGGAACAAAAGTCTATGCGCTGATAAGTGCCTGTGGCGCCGAATTCCGTGAGATACAAAAGCAGATCGAGACGCTTGCAAGAGAGTTTGATGTCCGGCTGACCGATCAACTTCTGCCGGACTGGGAGAAGTCTGTAGGACTGCCGGAAGAATGTATCGGACAATTTGGCTCGCTGATTGATCGTCGCAATGCGGTAATCCTTCGACTGCGCAAGATCCCATTTGTCACAAAGGCCGAGTTCGAACAACTGGCTTTCGATCTGACCGGCCTGAGCGTGACCGTAGTTCCCGGCTCAGAGATAGAGCTATTCCCGCTCGCATTCCCGCTGCCATTTGCAGTCGGTAATTCTTATTTCAAGCTACACGTAATATTCAACGATACAATCGGCGGATTTCCGTACTCTTTCGCTCTGCCATTCTTGAGCGGGCCAAGCCAGATAGTTGAATGCGTATTCAGGCAGATAATCTCTGCGACCGTTCTGCTAATATTTGAATCTAGGAGGCCACCAGTTCCTGATCCGCTGATTCTGGATGGCTCGTGGATGCTCGATGGAACCTATTATCTCAGCGGCGTAAAAGTGCCGGTATAAGGAATCACCATGACCGATTTAACTCCAGTTTCTTCATTCGATCCAGTCCCTGAACTGGAGACGAATACTGTTGCCCTAGCTGGTCCTGGTGGGCCGATGAATAGTCAGGGCCAGGCGCTGCTTAATCGGACCAAGTTCCTTGACGACAAGATTGATCAGGTTGTAGATGACCTCGCCAACTCAACCGACCCGAGCAAAGGGGCAGGAATGGTGGGTTTTAAGCAGTCTGGTGTCGGCGCTGTAGCAAGAACTGTAAAAGACAAGCTGCTAGAGGGGCGGGTGAATGTTAAAGACTTTGGTGCGGTTGGGGATGGCGTAACCGATGACAGTGCCGCATTCACACTGGCATTTGCCTACGCCGCCACGAACGGATATGAGCTTCATTGCTCCTCAACCTCAATTCATGCATTAAACCGAGTACAGGCTGTTGCAGGTCTGCATCTATTTGGTAATGGTGCGACGATTATCCCAACCACCGCGTATGCCGCAGGCACTACTACTAAATACGGATTGATCGAAGCTACCGCCATTGACGATGTAAAGATAAGTGGCTTTAAGGGAAGACTCCGCAGTACGACAGATCGTGTTGTATATGTTAGGGGTGATACTTGTACTAACCTTTATATCGAAGACCTCGACATAGTTTGTAATATCATTGATGGGATACAGGTTCGTGGGGGCGATAAGATATTTATCCGCCGTAATAAGGCCCGACTCAACCCATCAGGCACGGGGCCAACAGCGGCTATACGTGTTTTCGGTAAGATGACAAATTGGGAGATTAGTGACAACGACGTGGCTGGCTTTAAAGTAACCAAGCCTCATGAGGCAATTGGCGTCCAACCAGCCGGTGATCTATGGGGTGGTAACGGCATCGCTGTAACGAATGGGGGGGATTGGCCCGGAGATAGCGGTGGTCAGGGTGCTTGGAAGAACATTACAGGCAGCTTCACTGTCCCAGTCAGCTCTCCCTCAACCTATGTGGTGGCCGATGCCCAGATCGTTAACATAGCTGACTGGGAAGGCGCAGCCGCCCTAACTTGGAATACAGTTACGGGCGATGGTGATGGCGTCACAGATCCACTGGTAGTAACATTCCAAGTTGGTCAGATGACCATCAGCGGCATCTCCGCAGGATGGGCCGGGCTGGTAATTAGCTATCAAGCGTTGTACTTCGGAACTACTCCACGTTTTGGCAAGATAGACCGTAATAAAGTGGTAGGGATGCTCTATGCGGGCCTTACTTTAATAAATGCTCGTGATGTCGTAGCCACTAATAATGACCTGCGCCTGTGCTCTGATCTTGGATGGGATCCAGAAGGTTGTATTCGTACTACGATTGTCGGGGGTCAATGGCATGACTGTGGTACAGGTGGGGCATTGGCTGGAGGTGGGTCACACATCATTGATGTTGAGATTTATAGTGATAGTACTGCCATCATCTTCGGCGGTAATAACATCGCATATCAAGGCTTAGCTCAGTGTGCTATGGTTGGCCTGCGTGGTGGTAATCTCATACAGGGTGTTCGACACTTCCATACCGTACCAGATAACACATCTTCAACCTTCATAGGTAATGGAGATACACCACCTGGCTTGACCATCCAGTCCTGCCACTCAAACCTGCGACTGAACAACGTGCCACTGACCAATGCCTCAAGGCTGACGATCAATGGCAATAGCTTCGCTGGCCGGTTTGGCGTGATCAACTCCTCTAAGGTGGCCATCACCGACAACGTCTCACGCTCACCAACGCAAGGTGGCATCAAACTGGATGGAGTGAGCAACTTCCGTGTGTCAGGAAATACAATTTACGTTACTACCGGCGTATATGGAGAGTCGAGTGGGGTAAGGTATTTAAACTGCACCAATGGGTACATGGGAGGTAACTTCCTTTTGAGTTCGACAGGTAACCTTTACAATAACTCTGGTGGGAACACTAACGTAATTGTCACTAAACCTACTCTTAGTGGTAGTGGAGCTTACCCAGGAGAGACTATAGCTGCCGGTGCCAGTGGCACCATCAGATCCGTGACCATCACTGGGTTGGTTCTTGGGGACTTCGTGGATGTGGCGAGCCTAAATGTGAACCTTAACGGTTGTGAGCTGGTGACCTACGTCAGTGGTGGCAATACAATCTCTTATTATATTCGTAATAACACAGCTGGGTCGGTCACTCTTGGGTCTGGGACTGCCACTATTCAGGCCAGGAACGCATAACAACAGGTCGCACTACACCGGAAAAAGCCCAAGAGGCGCAGACCATTGCGCAAGCCCATGCTGTATTCCACAACCTCCACGCCGTATACTGACAAATATTTAACCGGAGCACCCATCACATGCAAGATTTCGGCACAAAGGCAAATGATACGGCTGGCCCAAGCGGTCAATTGTCAGCCGATGAGTTCAACAATCTGGCGACCGAGCTTGAGAATTTTATTCTCAGGTCTGGTCAGGGCCTTAGCGGCGTTGATGTTTTGCAGATGGCTATTGCTGCATTCATCAATGGCACGAAGGCTGGCGGGTTCCAGGATAGCGGGGTGGCGAATGCTTATGTTGCTACGCCTATTTCCGGATCTACTGGGGTTGCGCTGCCGGCAAACTATACGCCATTGAATGGGGCTGAGATTTCGTTCAAGGCGTCCAGCGCAAACACCGGCGCTTCGACGCTTAACATTGGGCAGACTACCGGAACACTGCTTGGCGCGAAGGCCATTGTAGACCAGTCCGGGGCAGTACTGACAACTGGCGCGATTGCGGCCGGGACCTGGATTCAGGTTCGATATGATTCGTCCATTGGTGCAGGATCATGGGTTTTGATGCCAGCCTCAGTTAATAAAGGCAAGCTTCTCAACATCCAGAACTTCACAATATCCGGTACTTATATACCATCAGCCATGGTTTCTAGAATCATGGTGATCGTCATTGGGGCCGGTGGTGGTGGTGGTGGTGTTGGCTCGTCTGGCGCAGGATTCTTCGCTGTAAATGGCGGTGGTGGTGGTGGGGGGGTCGCACAAGCTTTGATTACTGCTGGGTTTTCAAGCGTTGCCGTAACAGTTGGCACCGGGGGAAGCTCTGGAGCTTCTGGAGGGGCTTCATCCTTCGGGAGCTATTTATCGGCAAATGGTGGCACTGCCAGAGGCACTGCGTCATCAGCAAATACTGCTCACGTCGAGAGTGGTGCAATCGGAGGCTCAGCCACCGTTAACACTAGTTCAACCGTAATTTTTATCAGTACTGGACAGGGTGGGAAAGGAGGGGATGGGATATCTTTCTCCACTACAAATTTCGTAAGTGGTAGTGGTGGTCAATCATACTTTGGCGCTGGTGGCATGAGCCTTATTGCTTCAACTGGGAATGGCATTAACTCATCTACTTTTGGTGGTGGCGGCGGCTCAGCCGCATCCTCTAATGGCGATGGTGGTTTCTCAGGCGGCACCGGTAATGGCGGAATTGTTTCTGTATGGGAGTATTCATGATGAAAACCTATGCGCGCGTAATGGACGGGATAGTTGCTGAGATTATTCCGTCACTACCATTCACACATGAAGATGGTAGCGAGTACAAAATTGAAGAGCGATATGTTCCGGAATATGTGGCGCAATGCGTGGATATTACTGGAGTCGATCCTGCGCCACTGGCTGGCTTTACTTATGACGGGGCAATGTTCGCTGAGCCGATTGCAGCTCAGCCATCCATTGAATATCTGGCATCAGTAGCCAGGCTTGAGCGTGACCGGCTTCTCCGGGATATCTGCGATCCAGGCATTCTGATGGCTCAGCGCGCACTTCGCATGGCATCCTCTCCAGAAGAGACCGCCTATGCAGAAGGGAAGATTGCTGAGATGGATGCTTATGCGGTAGCTCTGACGAATGTTCCGCAACAACCTGAATTTCCTACTACAATCAATTGGCCGGAAGCACCGTCACTATGACCACGAAGAAACCAGCGAGCAAACCAAGTGCCAAACCTCAAGCGAAGCCAAAGCCAAGGCAAGGTGGTAAGCCTCCTGCTATTAGCCGTAGTGGCGGCCTTGGTCAGCCGACACCTTCTCGCGCTCCTGCCGGATCCGACCGCTGACTTTGCTTGGTACATCACCGACGTGCTTCGTGCCGTCGGCATGTCTGCCTCGCTAGCCCTATGTGCCACGCTAACCCCGTGGCGCATGCTTCGCCTTAAATGCCTATTAGCAGCTCTGTGCGGCTATTACATATCTGACGCCATCGTCTGTGCAACCTGGTACGCCTGGCACTTCCCGTCGCCAATGGCTATGGTGGTTGTTCAAGGAATTGGCTTCATTGCTGCGGCTGGCTATTACTGGTGCCGTTCATACGAACAGCCATCAGATCCAATTGAAGATGGCTACCTATATTGCTTGCGAGCAAAACCTGCATCCATTCAAGACTTCCTGATATCACTTATTGGCATCTACGGCCCCAATGGTGGATGCTCGTTATATGCCAATGGCCATCTATACAAATTCTCCTATGGACACTTGGTCCGCAGAAAGGTTCCAAGCTTGCCAGTAATTAGCTATCATGTAGTGCGAGGCGATAAAGCTGATACAGCCATCATCGCCCGACTCGACAGCCTGATAGGCATGAAATGGTCGCTAAATAAAAACTGCCTGACTGTGTTGGGTCGTATCTGGAGAAAGCATAGTGGGCGAGCCGATTAAGGAAAGCATCGACTTTATCAGGTCGGAATTTCTCGCCGTAGCTTTCATCGGTTCAATTATCGCTCTATCGTTCTGGCCGCCATCATCGCGAACTAAAGCGGTCATCAAGGTTGCAGTAGCTGTCTGCATTTCCTGCTTCACCAGTCCTGCCGCGCTGTATGCTATCTACCTCTTCTATCCAGCACTTCCAATTGAGGCGAGCTTCGCCATTGGTCTGCTGCTGTTCTTCTGGATCGCACTTCTCTCATCTCATTTGGTCAAATCCTCTGTAGAGGTTCTCAAGAGAGCGCCAAAAGCTAAGCTTCCGTGGAGCGAACAATGATTCTAATCCCCGTGGTTATGTGCGCCGCGTATCTGGTTATGGTCAGTCTGTGCGTATGTGAACGCATGACGCCGCAGACTAATCATTTCGTCAGGATGTTGGTCGCTAGTATTGGTGGCGCGGGGTTTTGGGCGCTGTGCAAAGCGATTGTGTTTGGTTGGGGTAGTACGCCGGCTGAACTCTTGCAGGGTGTTGGCATTGTTGCGCTGGCTGTTGTCATAGGTCTCGCGCCGAGATTCAAAACTGATACAGAGGTTGCGGCATGTCACCAGAAACGCTAGCTAGTGCCCTAGGCATTCCTCTGAGTCGCGCCAAGTTATGGGCCGATCCTTTGAGCGCAGCCATGGCGCTGTATGACATTGGCACGCCAGCTAGGCAGGCAGCTTTCTTGGCTCAGGTAGGCCATGAGTCAGGCCGATTGGGTTACGTTAAAGAGCTATGGGGTCCGACAGACGCTCAGAGGCGCTACGAAGGCCGCAATGATCTAGGCAACACTCAGACAGGGGATGGCTTCAAGTATCGCGGTCGCGGGCTGATACAGATCACTGGACGCGCTAACTACTCCACCGCTGCTGATGCACTGAATGAGCCGCTGATAGACTTCCCTGAGATCCTGGAGCAGCCAGACATTGCCGCATTGTCAGCAGCCTGGTTCTGGAATTCGCATGGACTGAATGCGCTGGCGGATGCTGGATCGTTTGAAACCATTACGCGACGGATCAATGGCGGCACTAATGGACTCGCAGACCGGAAGGTTCTATGGGCTTCGGCAAAGATAGCATTGGGGGTGGCGTGATGGATTGGAAAGCACTGGGCGAACAGGTTGCCAAGATTGGTCTGCCATTGCTTGGGGCGGTCTTGCCGATTCCAGGCGGCGCTGCTATTGGCACTGCATTAGCATCTGCTATTGGTTCTAACGCAGATCCTGAAAGCGTTTTGGCGGCACTGACCTCGAATGCGGATGCGCAGCTAAAGGCCAAGCAGTTCGAATTGACCCATCAAGAAACCATGCTCCAGATCCAGCTCAAGTATGAGACTGATATGTATGCGGCAGAGGTTTCAGATCGATCTAGCGCCAGAGGAATGCAGATCAACACGCGAGCATTCACCGTGCCTACGCTGGCCTTTGTGATCGTTGGTGCATTTATCGCGATGGTAGCTAGTACGCTATTAGGCTATGCCAAAGTTGATAGCGTGCTGGCCGGTACGCTGGTTGGCTATCTTTCGGCCAAGTGTGAGCAGGTGATCGCCTTCTACTTTGGGTCGAGTCATGGGAGTCAGTCGAAGGATGTGCTGCTGGCGAAGAAATGAAAGTTGGCGGTAAAAATAAAGGCGCCTAGATGGCGCCTTGTTTATATCTTGGATTCGCCGCTGTTAGCAAAATCCAGCAGTTCATCCAAAGTCGGTGCCGCTACAGCAATGAATCCAACCGGCGTATCTGGATACCATTGAAGAGTCCATAGTTCTTTTGACTGAATGCATCTGGCACGCGAGTCATCGTCCTTAAACTGAAATCTCGAACCGCCACAGTCATCATCAAGATAGTCTTCGACCGACTGGTAATATTCCTTGTTGGCGTTATGCTCCAATGACAGGCCGCATTTATGTTCTGGAAATTTCATTTTGGCGCCTTTAATTTTGCCATTGATGAATCGATAAGCAGATCGAGTCTATCCCCGGTAAATGCTGATTGATCATCCGTGCATACATATGCAGAATTCTCTTCATCCCCAGGCCGATCTTCTGCGCGCAAAAAGCGATAGCGTTCAGCGTCCTTTAAATAGCCATTACTAGCCGCCCTCCATGCTCGCCAATATAAATGGGTATCCATCCGCGTATAGTAATCGCCAGATCGCTCAGTCAATTGCGGCCACTTCCCGCCATCAGTCACCCATTTCTCAAACTCTTCCCGCATCAATTCGCTCACAAGCAAGCCCCTCCATGCATCTGCCATCCACACAAGATGCCGAATGCCATGCTGAAAATAATCGTTAGGATGATGGCGCCGAAGTCGGATGGCTCTTTAGGTTTCTGGCCATATTCATTGCGCATTGGTGGTGGCTTTGGTAGGGATCGCCACGGCTCATCTTCGTGATTAATCATAAAACCCCCGCCGCCTTACCAAGCCAATAAGCCGCCATCGCAACCGGCAGAATGATACTGAAGCCACCAAGTAACGCATCCAATACCGGATGCTCAGTCGCAAACGATGGCGGCATTTCGGTCGAAAGTGGAATCCTCTGATCGCGACGGATCTGGATTCCCTTTGATTGCCAGTAGGCGAGCATGGCTAGTTCGCGCTGGGTGCAGCGGGTTGCTTGAGTCTTCATGGAGTCACCACAAATAAGCAGTAGGCGAGAATGGCGGCAATTGACCAGCCGGTAATGCATCCGGCTTTCCATAGCTTGCATGCGAAGTAATTATCAATAAACAAATCGACCATCTTGAAATAACGGCCCTGATACTGGATGGCGATCTTGTCCCAGCCAGCTTGCCAATTGATCTTTTCTTCCCGCTCCCACGGATATTTTTTCATTTTCTGAATCCCTCAAGAAAACTGCTTATGACCCAACTTGCCGCATCGCGC